AAGGCAAATATATCAGCTTCGCCGTATAACCAACCGAAATCCCCGTTTACGTTCTTAATCTCGACCCAGTGAAAATCCTCGTTTGTTTCGGCATCGCTTCTGTTGAGCTTTCTTAGTGCCTTAACGTCAATTTTTTCATTACCTACAATTAAATCCCAGTGCTCTTTCATATCTTGTTCAGGCGTGGCGAAAACAACGTCTATAATATCATAGTTTAGAGCCTCACATAAAGATACTGCAAATTGATATTCTGCAAGCTTACCGACTTTAAATTGTTCCGTTTCGGTTATATTCATTAGTCAAGTGTTTTAACGTATTCTAAAAATTCCTCCCACGTTCTTTTTTTCATAAACTTTGCAACCTTTTTATCAATAAAGGCGTCTTTTGCTTCGTGGTAAACATACTCTACATTGTTTATTTTTATGCCTCCATACATTACTCCGATACTGATATATGGTTGCTGTGATGCGTGCAAAATTACTTTCATAACTGTTGAAATTTTTTAAGGTAGTTTAAAGTTGCTTTCATATTGTGCCCGTTAGGTCCGCCGTTCCACATTCGCGCTAATTCGTCATAACTTGGATAGTGTCCGTTCTTCATTGCGTAGGTATGGCAATTTATACCCATAACCGCCCAGAAAACACGCTCCGCCTTAGTGCTGTCAAACATATCTTTGTGTTCGTATTTGAGTAAGCTTTTAAGCCCTGAGGCTGTGACGCAAACGTCGTGCATTTGGTATCGCCCGAAAGCCCTGCCGCCGTCCCCGATTAGGCTGTCCGTGTTCAATGTTTCGAGCTGCCCAATTTTGCGGATAAAATAGCTGTCGCTGTCGCAGGTGTCCTTAGTAATGTAAATAGTTTTGACAATTACTTCGGGCTTTGCTTCTGGCTTATTTCCTGCAAATATTACGGCTGCAATAAGTAGGCTAAATAATATTGATTCTTTCATAAATTTTTTAATTTGCATAACTAATAATTTGTTTTAAGACCATTTCGTGGCATTCGTAAAAAGTATTAAAGACTTTTTTTCCGAGCCTGCTATCAAATAACATTTTGTCTTTGTACTCAATATGATAATGATAAGTGCCGTCAAGATACTGAATAACCTCACATTCGAATAGCCTATATTTATATGTCGTTTTCATTTTATAGGCTTTTTGATTTTCGAGTCCGACGTGGTAGAGAAAGTAAGTAGCAGCTCCGACGTCTTTGCGTTCCCTGCCGCCCTCTTTGTATTGATGAAAAGTAAATCCTGATATTGTCATTGTCTTTTATTTTAAAAATTCCCAAACATATAATTTTGAATAAACAATTTCTACTTTTTCCTTAAATTCTTTTCCAGCCCTTTCATTACCTTTTTCGATATTGTCCAGAAAATGTCTGCTACTTTTTGCATCGTACATATTTTGGAACGTTGCGGCTCTTTTTTGCAAACCTCTTTTAACTAAATACTCAGCCTCATTATATATCTTTTTTCTGGTATCGGTGTCAAGCTTTATGATATTATTGTCAATTAGAATTTTTGCCCAATGTATTCGAACATCCTCAAAAGTTTTGTATCTGGATTCAGTGCCATTTTTTCTGTACTCTAATTCAGCTTTAAATTCCTCAATTACTTCTTGACGGGCTATATAGTTTTTATGGTTTACCTCACTCATAAAAGTTTCGCCTCGCATATTTTTTTCGTGCTGAGCTTCCAGTTCCGAAATTGCTTTGTTTCGTTTTTTAAGATATTCTGTTAAAATATCGCCCAACATAGATACATTGAACTTTCCGTAATAAGCAACCATATTAACGTCAATTTCATTTTTAGCTCCCATTTCAAAAGCTATCTTTATTTCTGGAACTGAAATTGATTTGTAATTCCTTTGCACAAAAAGTGCGGATTCAGTCAATACGTTGTCGTTTAAGTCATCGTTCTTTATACCGCAGTATATTTCAGCACAAAAGCGCAAAGCCATTGATATAGATATTACGGCATCCTGTTCATTTAGGTTCTTGATTGCCAAATACTGATTGCATAAAATTATCTCGCATTTGTCTCTGCTCATTGAGAGATTTGAGGGCATTTTCGACAATGTTAGTAACAGATTTGCGCCTAATTTCTTGCTGTTGTTCTGAGTTGTTAAGTTCATTTTTTAAAGTTTTAGATTTGATTTGTAATTGCAGAATATATTTTTCAAATTTTGATTTTCTGAATAATGTTGACGGTACAAAGTTTTTATAAATTTCAGTTCCTTGCCATTCATTATTTTTCATTTTAACTACTGCTATAATTTCCTCTAAATTTGCCCCGTCAGATATTCGTTCTTTAATTAGCTTATAAGGCTCATATTTTTCAATTCCTGACTTTGTATTTGGAATTTTATATTTTACTCCGCTTAACTCAGTCAGTAGCTCCAAAACCTGAGTAACCTCAAAATAATACTTTGCATTTTCTGCAGGTTGAATTTGTTTGTCATTTATAGAAATAATATCCTGACTATTTTCATAAAAAGAAAAATCGCTTTTCTCTTTATCTGAGTTAGTAATTGTGTTAGTAATTGTGTTAGTAATTGTGTTAGTAATTGGTATTGTATTTACCATTTGGGAAGTTGCATTTTCCCGTTCGGTAAATTCCATTTGCCCATTTGGTAAAATGGATTTGCCCATTTGGGAAGTTGCATTTTCCTTTTTTGAACTATTGATTTGCAGGAACTCATTTTCATTCATAAAGGCATACCAAATAGTCCTATCAAAACCAAGCTTGTTATAATTGCCCTTTATTAAAATATTTAGTTTTAAGAGGTTTTGAAGTATTGACCTAACTTGTTTTTCAGTCCAGAAAGGAAACAGCTCAGATAAGGCGCTTATAGTGTTATAAGTCCAATAATGACCGTCATAAAAATTTGTATTGTTAGCTTTGTTTAGCCTAATCCAATATTGAAAAGACTTAATCATTATAGCCTCGTCAACTCCGTATTTTTTGGCAAAATTTATGTCAAAACTATATTCCATTGTTATAAATAAAAAACCCGTTATAATCTCCAGAGGTACCAGACTCTTTTGATTACACGGGTTGATATGATTATTTTATTATTATAGTTTTATGGTAGCTGGTACTCCGCCGTAAAACATACACAAAAATACAAAAAGCACCTGAATAAAAAAACTTTTTGCGCTGTTTTTTTAAGCAACGGTAATACTTTGTGTCATATAGTCAACAATTGCAGCCGACAAAGTGCGCTTATTAGCTCCGACCAAATTGTGGTTCCTATCGGGGCGTGTTATGCCTTTGGCGTTCAATTCGTCGATAATGCTATTCACAATATCAAAGACCTCTTTTCTTTGCCCCTCGCTAATTTTGCCAGCGATATAATGCGAGCTAAACTTTTTTAGTAATAGCTCAACCGTTGAGGCTTTGCTTAGTTTGTGCATTTCTGCAAGGTAGGTAATCCGAAAATTCAACCGCTCAGTCATTTTCACTAAGACTTGTTTATTGCGCTTACTGACCTTTTTACGCTCTATCGGGTATAATAGAGCGTTTAAAGTCGTTTCAATTTCGGGAGTGATATTTATTCTTACTAGCATAGGTTTAAAAGTTCTTTTTGTTCTTTAGTTAATATGTAAAATTTTTCAACGTCTTGCAGGCGTTCTGGATTGTTTGAAATCCATTGTAATAACTTTTGCATTTCGTCCTCAGTTCTAACCTGCTTTTTCTCTTTTGGCTTTTCTAACTGCTCTTTTTTGATACTGCCAGCACTTTGAGCGTCGTCATCAATATCAACACTAATTCCAAGCATTGCAGAAAGGGCGTAACGTTTAGCGTAAGTTATACCACCTCCAAGCTCTTGTAAGGCGTTTGTGCCCTTATTGCCACTCATAGGGCTAAAAGGCATCTCTGACTGGATATATTGCCCAGAAACGTGATATAAAGCCGTTACAAGGTATTCCCCCGCTAATGCCTGCACTATTGCCAAATTATTCGAGCTTAGTATCGGGCGAATTGTGTGTAAAATATTGTCAAGGCTTAGATATTTGTTTCGTAGGTGCTCATTCTTTGCATCCTTTTTGAGCCCCGCCTTTTGAAACTCAGCATTGAACTTTACGAGCGACTGAATTAACTCGCTAATGTTTTCAGATTGTTTGTACATAATTAAAGTTTTTGAAGTGTGAAAAAATGCAGTTGGTCGGATGCTGCTCCCCGTTATTTTTAGTCTATTAGTTGTTGTCTTCTTTGTTCCTCGTAGTAAGATTCAAGAATTTGTATTTGCTCCTCTGTATACTCAATACTTTGAATTGAAGTGCTACCCTCGCGCATCTCTAAAACTTCGTCAAAGGTCGGTACTACTTTTCTAACCGCCTTAGAAGTTAGCTCCTGAATTTGCAGCAATTCTGTGTGAGTAATTTGGTAAATTTCGATAATAGATTTAATATCTTGTTCGTCGTTATCGGCTAATGCAATAAGTAAGTTAAGAATTGCGTTTGCTACCTCTTTGTGAGTAAAACTAAATTCCCAAATAAGTCTGTGATAAAATTTTAAAGTTTTCATAATTTGAAGTTTTTGAAGTGTTTATAAATATTTATTCTTGTTTTTTCTAATTTGTTGAGCTGTTGTAAGTTTGATTTTTTTTGTTATTTTAACGTTTTCAGTTTTCATAATAGTTAATTTTGAAGTGTGATTTATTATTCTTTTCGTTCTTTGTTGTTACAAAGGTAAAACAACTATTTTAATAAAAAAAGCTTTTACTAAAAAAAGTTTCGCCAAAAGTGAAAATAATTTAAAAAAGGCTGCCAACCTCCCCAGATTGACAGCCAAACGCACCCCTAGAATGAAAAAAATTAAGCTTTATTTTCTACTTTTTCGACTTTCTTTTGCTGTACCTTTCCATAAAGTAGCGTCCCCGTAAAGGCTGCAATTGAGCCCAAAAAGATACTCATTCCAGACCAATCCAAAGACGTACATTTTAAAGCGTGGATTAAGATATAAGTAAAAATACCTAAGCATAGCAAACAAACGCAAAGTGTCCCCAAAAATAGCGTCACTCGCATTGAGCTTATATCTGTACTTTCTTTTAAAAAATTGAACATATTAGTGCAGCTTTTCGATTGTTTCAACTAATAACAAAAGCTTTCGCATCATTGCCGTATTATTTTCGACTACATTATTATTTAGGCTTACTGTTTCCAAAAGTTTTGCCCTATCCTCTGTCAAATAGTCCTCGAGCTTTTTCTCCAATTCCTGAATCCTTGACTCGTTCTTTTTATGCCAAATAAAAAACTGCTTACCCATAAAGTAAATAAGCGCAATCATTAAGATAGCAAAGACACCTAAAACGCCATAATTTGCAAGATTTGAAATTGTACTTTGCTCAGTAATTTGCAAAAATAAAGTATTCATTTTGTTTTAAATTCAATTATTTGTAAATATTTGACCCACCAACAATCAATATTTTCGTTATAATATATCTGATATAGTGGAAGCATATAAGCCCCGTTCGGCATACGTAAAGGCGTGAACCTATGACCATCTACATAATACCGACTTGCTAAATATTTGACTTCCTCTTCATCTAATATACCCCCTAACATTATAATTCAATCAAAGTAAAATTTATTTTCTGATTAGGCTGAAAAATCTTTATAGCCTCGAACCATTGCTTATCGGGCACTACCATACAACCTGCCGACCATTGGTCAACAATTGAACCGAGACCGCCTCTGTGAAAGTTTATGCCGTAATAGCCCTTAGTCTTAATATTTTTGTCGATAGTAGCATCTTTATTGCCGTCCCGATATACTTCAATAGCTCCAGACTGATAAAAGTAAGGAGCGCCTAACCAAAGGCTTTTCCAATTTGCTGAGGTAGTGAAAGTATGTGAGCCGATAACTTGCTGCTCACACGCAACCGCCACGCCCGTAATGCCGCCAACAGTCAAAGGGTTGTAAACATAAAAATTCCCCGCCTTAGTCGTGCACGGCAAAATCATATCGGCATTTCTGTTCGAAAATCGAACAACAATATCAGAAAATTTATTATCGAATGTTTGATTTAAGCGCAACCAAACAAAGTCATTAACTGGTTTTACCCATCCTCTGATATTGCACTCAGCATCGACTAATTGCTTCGCTCCTGCAAGGCTAAGAGACCCGATAATGCCGTCGATAGCACCTGAATAATATCCCCTATCTTTTAGTATCTGTTGAAATTGTTTCATTATCAAACAATAAATTGAGCTAACCAAATATTAACCATATCGGGCACATCTGCATCGTCCCAAGTGTCAGTATAAGGCATATTCTCAGCACGTACACCAAAAGAGGCATAATTAGTATTTAAAAGCACATCAACGCCCAAAAGTTTATCAAGTGCTTTATCTGAAATTGTGTTTAGGTTAATTGATATTGCAGGGTCTGTTATCTCTACTTGAAACTGAGGAAACTTGTATGTCATTTTATTATTTTTTTATGTTATGAAAGTGTTGTTCCTGTTACGGTGAAAGTTCTACAAGGGATATAAGTATATGAATATACTTTTAAATCTTGTGTTATAGATCCTGCTGTCAATAATATATAAGCGTTTGTTGTTGTATCCGAAGTTGTTGAAGTCCAGAAACCTTGATTATATGCTGTCGAAATATTGAAAGGTGAATAATTAAGCCTTAATGCTGTTCCAAAATTTAAAAGACTTTGCAGTTCCATAAAATTAGGTACTCTCCAACCACTTGTAAAAGTGCCTATACTTAAAGCTAATGCTCCGTCTATTGCATTATTCCACGTTACATTTGCCGACCTTGTTCTCCTCCATCCTAAAACAGTTGAGCCGTTGAAAGTACTCCAATCTATTACAATATTATTTGTGTATGTTTGACCGCCTAACTCATCAGTAAAACGATTGGTGTTGCCAAAAGGGTTATTTTCAGCTAATACCGTAAAACTTACATTTCGACCACGTTCCAAGTCACCATCATCGCCTGTCCTGTAACTTATTGTTTGTCCTGTTTTCATTAGCTGTGCCGTTGTTCTGCTGACTGCAGCTGCAACCGCTTTTATATAGTTCCCTATCATATTTTTTTACGCTTTTGTTATGTTAAGATTTACAACCCCTGCAACCGATGCTGTGACAGTAACTTTGCTACCTACTGCGATTGTATTTGTTAAAGTATATGCCGCTCCGTCGTCTTGTATTGTAATTACAGGTGCGTTTTTGATATTTGTAGTTGTATTTATTTTAAGGTCGTATGGGGCGTAAAAATCTACCGTTAAGGCATCCATAAGCTCAATAGTATAAATAAGACCACGATTAACCCAAAGTGTGCCGTTATACTCCAAAAAATTACCATTTGCAGGCGTTGCAATGCTTACATTATGCAACTCATCAAGCTCATAACCATTATCAATTTTAACGTAAATTTTGCCCTTTGTAGCGTGTGCATATTCAACGTAACCGACCCTAACTTCGTGGATTGGAGCAGAAGGTTTTACATTTGTTATTGCGCCAAAAGTAGTACCACTCAAATAAAGTAAATCGCCATCCGCCCAAGTTTCCCCCTGTAAACTTCCAGATGTGTTAAGATTTTCAAGAGTTCCCGTTGTACAGATAAAACCCTCTGCATTACCATTTATATTTTCGGCAACAACCCCAAGAGTTCCTGCACTATTTATATCATTATCAGCTCTTGCAAGCTTTACAGATAACCTTTGCCCCGTTGCACCAGCAACAATACAAACTTGATAATTTGAAGCTAAAAGATTGACAAGCGGAGTTGTTTTATTTACAACCTGAGCAAATTCCTGAGTTCCTATTTTTAGCTTAATGTTATTGCCTCCAAGCCCTGCAATAAAAGTATTATAAGTATTGGAAAAGGTTAATTGAGCAGTCGTAGGAGTTACAGAAATAGACTCGTTAAAATCTATTAAATTGGTATTTTTGAGCTCCCCAAAGCTCATATCTATATTTTGAAACCCCGTAGAATTTCCAACTGATAAAACACTTGATAAGTCCTGAGAGCCTCCGCCACCGCTTAACTCAAAAAAAAAATCAGCTGATAAAAGCGTTAATAAGTCGTAAGCAGTACCAGAAAAAGGAATAGCAGCGGCAGGCTCAACCTGAGTGTTTGCAACCTTGTCGACTACAATCCCAGCCCACTGATTAAAGCCATATTTTACGATAATTTCGTTATCGCCTTTAATCTCTAATGAGTTGACATTAACAAGAGCTTTAATAACATTCCCGACATTATCGGTTAAATGTACATTGCCCGAAGCCGTTTTAATTATGTTCATCTTAGTAAAAAATTATATTTGTTGAAGTATTCTTTTTTAATTCGCAAGCCCTACAATGGTTGCCAGTATGCTCATAATATCCGCAGTTGCATATTGAGCCACAGCTTCCACAATCGTCGTCACAAGGGCAATTTTTAGCGTCAAAAAGTGGGAAATCTGTCTTATTAGCGCAAAGGTAATTTTCGATTAAAGGCTTTAAATTGTCAATTCTTTGCATCATATTATCTTGTAAAAATCTCACACCATTAACGCCCGTATTTTGCGCAAATTCGCTATCGTTGGCATAAATACCCTTTGAACTTACCTGCATCGCCACAAAAGGCAAAACCTCGTAAAATACAGAATAAGCCGTGTATCTAAGTAAATAAGCCGTCCAGAAAGCTTCATAAACAGCGTTTGTCGGAAACTTTAAAACAATAGCCCCAACACTTGGATTGTAATTACTTTCTGCCGAATTTTGCTGCAATATCATATCCTCGTAAAGAGCGACACCGAGCAAAGGCACAATAAAACGCTCCTCCGAATCCTTAACGTGCGGGCTAATTTGGTTTAAGTCAAATCGAGCCGTAACGGGAGCGGGTCTGTAAACGCCCGTATTTACAACCTCAGCGGGTTTAATTAGTGTTTGCATCGTCTTCTATGTCTTGGGTTTCTGTTTGTTGTAATGGCTCAAAACCGAGCTCTTGACGCATTTCGTTAGCCGTTAAAATCTTTTCGACGGGTATATCCCCCGCAAAGCTCACTGGCATAGGCTTACTAATATCCAAAGCAATATTTGACCAATTTTCTCCTAAATATTTCCCTGCGTCCTGTATAATAGGATTTAAAAACTTTGTCAAAAATAGCCTTTGCATTGGACGTATTACGGTATGGTAAACAATATCAAACTCACTTCTAATTTGTTGGTTAGTTCCTAAACTTCCCGCAGTTCTTAAGCCCGTGAGCGACACCGACCACCTATGAGCCGCAATAATATTTGTTTGAGCTAAGTTTTGCAGCGTCATAAATTCGCCCTCTGCAGCCGAGTTTAAAACTTGCACGTCCGATTTATAAGTCGGGTCTCTTAATGCCTGAATAAACATTTTTGAGTTATTGCCAGTTCCCGTAAAACAATCTTTCATTGCCCTTACAACTTGCTGAGCTTCCTCCTGATTAGCCGAGCCAAACAAGCTAATAATTGCCGACGGAGTAAAACCGTTTTCAAACTTACTTTGGTTGAATTTCGGAATTCTATACTCAAGCTCTGCCCAAATTTTAGCACTAACCCAGTCAGGGATGCCCCAATATACCAAAGTAGGCTCGTAATTTTTAAGGTGGACAATGCTTTTTTCCACGTTCCCGAACTTTTCAAAGACTGGGAAAATAGGCAAATCCGTTGCATTGCTCGGAGTTATGTCCCACGCTTCCTCAAATTCACTTGATACGCCTATGTGAGTAGGGTAAATCTCGTCCTTTTTAGCCTTTCTCGGTCTGCACCAGTTAATCGGCAAAGGTCTTAAATAATATTTCTTTGTTTGCCCTACCTTAATACGCTGCACCTCGATAAAAGCATTGCCAAAACAAGCGAAGTCCTTTGCTATTTTAGCAGTAACTTCCTCAATATTTTCGCCCTCAGGAGTTACCGATGTAAGCCAAATATCAAGACTTTCTTTTTGCTCTTCCGTAATTGCTTCGAGTTCAATTTTTGCAGCCTTTGTCGAGCTTAAAACAGACATTGAGCTATAAGGTACACAATAAAAGCCGTCACCTAAAAAATAATTAACCTTTTGCTGAATAATTCCCGCAGTCGTTGGGCTGTTGTTTGTTATGGCTTGTATTCGGTCTAAACGGCAAAGGTCGTATGTTGAAAATGGTATGTATTCCCAGACCGTTCTATCCAAAATTTCTTTTGTAGGCTCCCTGAATATGTCGTCAACCTTAAAAGGGTTTATGCCAAGATTTAATCCACCCCAAGCATAAACCTTTTTTTCTTCCTTATTTTCCGTTTTAAGCGAATATCTTTTACTCATTGGTACTTTGTTCCGTTTCGTTGCTTAAATTGTCTATGACCTTGTTTTTTGGCTTTTTACCTACAAATTCAACGCCTTTATGCCCTGAATGGTATAAGTGCTCGAGTTGTTCCTGAGTTGCCTCTGCAAGATTGACCATAAATTTACTGCAAGTTACCAACGAATTTTTAAATTTATCATTTACTTTATACATAAAATAAAATTTTAACAAAAAAAGGGAGAGAAACAATAAGCCCTCCCCCTCCTTTCGATATTATTAAAACTATACTGGAATAACTACTGAAGCCTCCAAAGGTAGAGCCTGAACTGTACCTCTTGACGTCAAAGTTATTGTGCTTTGGTTTTGGTCGTTAATAGCCGTACCCGTAACCGTTTCAAAATTTGTAAGCTGAGCAGCGTAAGAAATTCCGAGCGTGGTTAAGTCGTTTGGAGCGCCCCACATCCAACGTGTGCCGTTGTTTTCCTCGTGAATTACTACAAAGCCGCAGCAGCAATCTTGAAGCTCTTGAATCGCCTCACGGGTAGCCAAAGCGTGACAAGGGAATACAGCAACCAAAGTTTGAGTAATAACTGTATTACAATTTGCACGTTCGCCAGTCTCGGTAAAGTTTGCAGTTTCTTGGTATGGTTCAAACTCATAAAATTTAGTAGCTCCTACCATAGTAATGCCGTCAACTTCGCCAGCTGTGATGCTTAGAGCTTGGACGTCCTCCTTAGAAGCCACCCAAAATTTAGCGACACCACCCGCGCAGCTATTAGCGCAATTTATTGTTAAACCTGATGTTAAACAAGACATATTATTTTTGTTTTATAGGTTATTAAAATTAGTATGCAACCGTAATGAGGTCAGAGTGTTTGTAGTTGAAACCTAAGAAAAACTTAGACTTAACTTTTAATTTTTCCTCTTCCTCATCGTGCCAAGCCAAAGCCTGATTTACTGGGTTAACGATGTCAGTTGCCAAAACCATATTTGTTCTTTCAGTATAAAGTACAAAGTTAGCATCTTGAACGCCTAAGTAAGAACCAGCGTATTGCTGCCAGTCATACATCGGCTTAACCTCTATACCGTTAAACGAAAGTCTTTGCGTTCCGTCTGTAAGGAGTGTCAAGTGAGCCGCTGAGCTTACACCGTTATTTTGCAAGTCTTGCAAATATTGGCGGTAAACATTAGCAGATACTAAGAATACTTTTTGAGCCTCAGGAACGGCAGCCAAAACGTTTGAGCTATTTTCCCAAACAGCACTCAAAAGGTCGATACCGTCACCCGCAGAAAGTGGAGTACCTGAGTTTGAGTTGATATATGGCACTAAGTTATTAGCAACCAATTGCGGGATATAAACAGACCACATACCGTCAGTTAAGTTCACAGCATCGTCAACACTTGCCTTGTTACCAAAGAAAGCTACTTTTAACATTTGCTTTTTAAGAGCCTGCACCATTCTTGTCATAAGAATCTGCATAAATACAGTGCCTTCCAAATTTGTTTGGCTTGTACCCGCTTTAAGTTTTTGTTTGTAAACAGTACCTACAAATTCGTCATAACAAAGCTCTAAGTTTACTTTGATTTCGTCAACCTCAATACAACGCTCGAATAAACCGAGTGCGCCTTTAGGAGTCCAACCGCAACCGTTTGCTAATTGCATAATGTCTTCCATTACGCCAACATAACCGATTTGCTGCTTATTATTTACGAGAACCATTGTCTCGAAAAGTGTTTCAATTTCAGCGTCAAAAAATACTGGTTTGAAAAGCATTTCCTGAGCCTGAGTTCCAACTAAGCCAATACGAAATTGACCTGCTTCAAAAGTTGCCATATTATTGATTTTTAAATTTTAGTTAATGAATTAAACAAGAGTCCAAGTTACTACTAAAGTAATATTGCCTCCGTCACTTACAAAGTTAATATCGCCTGTCTGAGCACCTGCTCCAAGTGTACCGTCAGCAACTGCAGGCAAAGTATATTTTTGACCTGGATAAATTACGCCTGCAAAGTTTGGAAGCGTCGCAGTCAATACGTCAGCAACTGGAGTTGCACTTGCAACCGTCAAAACCGTTGTACCCGTGTTATGAAGCTCAACCTCAAAATCGATATTAGTTCCGTCAGGGAATGAGCCGAGTGCTAAAGTAGTAATTGCAACCGAACCGCCTACCTCATAAAGAGCCAATACTGGAGCTTTTGCTGCAAGAGTATCAAGTACTAATATTCCTCCATCATAGCTAAAATTGTAAACTACTTTACAATTGCAACTAATCAAGTCACCCTCGCCAGTTTCCATAATTACAGTAACCGTCCAATCTGAACCGAGTAAGCTTGTTACATCGACAGAAAGGTCTGGGTCAATACCAGTACCAACAACGGTAACAAAATTACCTTGTCCGTCTGTGATTTGCATTTTGATATATTTAAAATCGTAAGTGCAAGTTACACTGCCGATATTTAAATTTGCAACCCCTTCGGTAACTGATAAAGTAGCTATCAATTCAAGTGTGCAAGCTCCGCACTCCTCAATTTTTAGTATTTCTGCATTTGCAGGGTTCGCAAGTGGGTTAGTTCTACCAACGAAATATTCTTCGCTGTTACCCTCCTGAAAAAAGTTTTCTTTATTGAATGGCATAATTTTAATTTTTATTGATTAAAGAATTGATAAACCTTGACGCCTGAGAAATTTGCTCATTTGTAAAACCATTGATGGGTTTAACCGTTTCGCTCGTTTCTGTTTTGTAGCTTATTTTAGCTTGGATTTCAGCTTCCATTGCTTCGAGTTGCTTTCTTTTTTCCTCGAGTTTTTGCTCTAAGTCTGAAAGTTCCGCAGCCTTTGCGCTAACCTCTGGGGCTTCTGTAACCGCCTCGATTGGTTCGCTTTCCTTTGCAGGCTCTTCGACATTTTCAGTCACTTCCTGAGCCGCCTCGATAGCCTCAACCGCTTCGCTCAATTCCGATTTAACCTCTTCGGTTATTTCAGCATTAAGACCGAGCCACGAAGCCAAAAGCTTTAGAAAGCTCTTTTTTTCTGCTTGCATATTTGATAAAATTTGTTTTGGAATGTTTTTAAAATTAGCCTCCGCCCTAACCTGAGCGAATGTATTTTCATATATTTTGTTTTCGTTTTCCTTTTCCTCAGTAATCATATCGATTAAACCAAAGTTCAAAGCTTCCTCAGATGTGAGCCACGTTTCGTCTTCCATCATTTTTTTAATAATGATATAGGTTTCGTCCTCGCTTCCGTTCACTAACTTATTATTTTTTTTGACCTTTTCGACATAGATGCTGAGCATATCCTCGTCAACCTTTTTCAGAAGCTCAATTGTATTTTGCATCTCGGCAGCGTTCCCAGTTACATATCCCCAAGAGTTATGAAGCATAAAAAACGAGTTCTTACTCATTTGAACTTTTTTTGCAGCCAGCAAAACAATTGTCGCAGCAGATGCTACAATACCGATGCCCCTGCTAATAGTTGAACCGCTATAATTTTTAATTAAAGCCTGCATTGCAAGACCCTCGAAAACATCACCGCCTGAGCTGCTCACATTGAGGATAATTTCCTGCCCGCCTGCATTCGTTAAAGCCGTTTGGAGCGTGTCCTTATTCTGACCGTCCTTGCCCCCTATCGTGCCAAATATATTAAATTCTAAAGCCATTTTTATCGCATTTGAAGCAAAGATATTTTTGGGCTTACTCAAAAAAAAACGATTAAACAAAAAAAGCACCCCCGCAGGAGTGCTAATTGAAACAAACTATTTTAAAACTAATTTAAAACGGAAGCTCGTCAGCGTAATTCATAAACTCTTTGTGTATTAACTTTTTTAATTTACTTTCAGACATACCCACTAATTCCGATAGGTCTTTCAAATCCTCATAATGTCCGTTGCAAGTTAAACTCAAAACTTCATATAAGGTGTTTGCAGTTATAAAAGTTTCGGACGGATGCTTATAAAACATTGCACGCCCTGCTATATTGTAAGTTAAACCGCCCTTGTCAATATAAAAATTGATTGAGCTATAAACGTGCACAGCGTTTTGAATTACTTTATAAAGTTTCATATTGTAGGTTTAAAAGTCAAACAAATAGTCAGCTTCCAAAGCTAATTTTTTATAAGGGCAATTATCGCCTCCCTCGTTTTCATTGACATAGTTTTCAATATTCTTATTGTCAAAGATAGTATATTTATCTCTATCCCAGTGAATTTCATCAACCTCAATGTAAGACGTTCCGTAATCGTAACCAATACGCCCGTGCATTTCATATTCTCCAATGCCGTCGTTAGTAATGTAAAAAGCACTTTCAGGAGCGTAAAACTCGACTTCGCCAATTATTGGGAGCTCAATATAAATATAAATGTTTTTAGTAGACATAGTTTTAATTTTAAAGTGTGAAAAAAAGTTCGGTTTTAAAGGTTGACCGAAAACCTTGATATTTTATTTTATTCTTATATAAAAGTTATTCATTTGGCAAACTGTACAATCTATTCCTGAATGTTGTAATTTTATTTGAGCTTTAGTTGCCTGAGTTAAGTTTTGGTATTTAACAGCGTGCATTCCAAATCTTTTGTCATTTTTTGCTAAAACTGTGATACCATTTCTAAGTTTTACTGTTTCGATAGTTTGCGTTGTCATAATCTTAATTTTTTGAAGTTTAAATAATTCCTTTTCTTAATTCGTTGTTACAAAGGTAAAACAACTCAGTGAATAAAAAAAGCTTTTGCCAATTTTTTTTTAAAATATTTTAATTTTTTTTTCAAATATCAAACTTATTCGGGAAAAAGTATGTATAATGATTGCTCAAAATGTTATAAATAGCCGTTTGCTCTAAGGGTAAAATCTTTGTGAGTTCATTAACCGCCCTATCTTTTTTCTCAAATTCGACTATTAAAATAGGGTATAGCTTAATTACAACGTACCGATTAATAATTGACTGCCTGACAATATTGTGACGTATCAAAAAGGCGATAATCTTTTCAAGTTCCTTAACTTCCCCGAGCTTTTCAGTAAGTTCCTCAGTCAAAAGCTTACAAAATAGGCGACGGCTGTTCTTTTCTCGGTCACGGCTATAATTCTCAATCATAGGAAATTATTTCTAAAATACATTATTACTTTGCCCTTGCAGGCAGGACAGGTTAAATCATTTTGAATAAGCTTTTCGACCGTTTCGCCCCGACCCAGCGTTTTGATGTACCTATAATAAAGGTAAAAAAGCCTGCGGAGGTCTGCGTCATTGAATAGCATATTGCTTTTATTTCGTTCCATTATGTCGATAACCTCCGCTCGGTTTTCTTCTGGGATTTCTCTTATATACATACTTTAAATTTGTGCCGTTGCTCTAATTTCTTTGCGTTCGTTTCGGGCTTTGTCAACTTGGTCTTCAGTGCTCGCAGTGTAAACAACCTGAAGCCTATCAATACGGTTTTGCGTTTCAATAATCAAGTTTTGCATTAGGTTTAATCGGTTCGCTTCCTCACTAACTGCATTCATCTGGTCAGCTAAAAATCCAGACGGTGCACCAACTAATCCACCCGTTGCAAAGTTAGGAATTTTCGCAGCCTTTAGAGCACGATAGCCGATTCTTTTTTGTTGAGCCTGATTAAGTACCACCTCGCCAGTCTTTAGTGTCGCCAGTACATTATCTCCGTTGCTAAGTGGCTTAATATTGCCTCTGCTCGTAACCTTGCCACCGCCTGCAAATTGGACTATTTCGTCACCCATACCAACTACCCCACCTTTTGCAAGTGGCTGTGCTGCAATTATAGCCGTTTGAGCCGCTCCT